CCTTGGCGCCCGGGTGCATGGGGACGGTCACGAGGGAAGCCTCGAGGAGTTCGAGGTCGGTGATGGTGCGGCCCCCGCCCTTGCGGTTGGCGGACTTGCGGGTCCGGAAGCCGATGGAGATGCCGCGCACGGCGCCGGAGCGGACCAGAGCGCGGACCTCGCGCGCCCGGGCCACGTCGTTGACGAGAAGCCGGCCTTTGAGCTTGAGACCTTCAGGTGCTTCCTCGGCCGAGTCCCAGGTGCCCACGGGATCGTTCAGGTCATGGCCGAACAGCATGGGCAGCGGGACCTTGGCGCTCGCGAAAGCGCCCTTCTCGATCATGTCGCCGATGCGGTCGGCCGTGCCGAAGGGCCAGGCGAGGCCCTCGATGCTGCCGTCCTCGTCGCTGATCAGCTTGGTCTCGAAGTAGAGGCGGTCCATCACTCGTCTCCCACCACGCGAAGGCGCTCGGCCGGGGCCTTCTCCTCGGCGGGCGGATCCTTGGGCGGATCGCCCTCGGGCTTGACCGTGATGTTCGGGTTCGCGAACTCGTTGCCCCCTTCACGGGGCGCCAGGCCCAGCCAAGAGCGACCCTCGTTCGGGTTGATGACGCGGGCCGAGATGAGGCTGTTGATGACCGTGGCACGGGTGCTGAGGTCCGCGCGGGTGAGATCGTCGCGATCGAAGCGGATCACGTGCGTGGCCCGCTCGTCAGGCAGGAGGAGTGCGCGCCGGAGTGCCCCCTCCATCGCCCGCAGCCAGGGCTCCAGGCAGTAGACGAGGAACTCGCGGCCCATCTGCTCGGTGTTGGACCAGGTGGCGCGGTCCAGGTCGAAGAGCATGGAGGGCGGCACCCGGAAGGCGCGGGCGATCTCCAGGATCTGGAACTTGCGGTTCTCGAGGAACTGCGCGTCCGTCGAGGCCAGCGTGAAGGGCTCGAACTCCGCTCCATCATAGAGGATCGCGGTGCGGCCGCCGGCATCGTCGCCCTCATGGGTCGACCGCCAAGCCGTGCGGGCCTTCCTGACGCTCTCCTCGCCCATCCCTTTCGGGAACTTCAGGGCCCCTGAGGGGCGCGCGCCACGGCCGAAGAGACGGGCCGCATGGGTGTCCAGCGCGAGCGCGATGCCGATCGCCTCACGGGCCAGGTTCAGAGGCGCGCGGCCAAAAGGGCTGCGGAGGTGGATGACGTTCTGCGCCGGCAGGCGCCGGTCCCCGATCTTGAAGGTGGGTTCGCCAGTCGACTGGTCGAACTCAACGCCGATCGAGGTCCGGCGGTAGCGGATCACCTCGGCTGCGCGCCCGTCCTGAAGGCGGTTCACATAGGCCATGCCGCCGACGTCGTCCGAGAGGGCGTCGATCACCAGGTCTCGGAGGAGTTCATAGCCGCTGGTCCAGTCGTTGGCCTCGCCCCTGAGGAGCGGCAGAACGGGGTGGTCCGGCACCTCGATCTCGGTCCCGTCCGCCTCAAGGCGCTTCACGGAGACGTCGAGGCAGGCCACGGCTTCGGAGATGACCCGGATCGCGGAGCCCACGGCCGGCACCCGCAGCGCCGTCTCGGGCGTGACGAGGATGCTCGAGCCCGTCGTCGGCACCAGACCGAAGAGCGCATAGAGATCGTCGCTCGGTTCAGCGAGCGCCTTGGTCTCAGCAGGAGGGGTTCGCGTGAAGGGCCACATGCGGCCATTTTCGCGCGCGCGAGGCCGTCCGGGCAGATAGCAGGATCTAGCAAACGGTGGGTTTTCGTGGGTTTTCGTGAACGAGGGCGGCCGTCAGCCCGCAACCGACTTCCGACGACGGTACTGGATCACGCCCCGAGCAGCGGCCGCCCAGAGCGCAACGGCGACGGCAGTCATCGCCACCCGGACCGGCCACCCGACAGCGATAAATATCCAGCCAACAACCCAGTCGTACCAGCCGATCTCCCTCCAGAAGAAGCCATCGATCTTGAACCAGACGAAGAGGAGGCCCAGCACGGCGCTGCCGACAAGAACGTGCCGCTCAGAGCGGGCGAATGTGCCAAGCATCACGCCGCCGACCAGCGGCATCGGCGCGAAGAATGTCGTCAAAATCCACGACAAGAAAGCGGTCATAGGTCACCAAAAAAGGAAGGTTGGGAGCGGCACTCGGATCCCCCAGTTGAAAAGCCCATTTCGGGCAAATGTTGGGCGCTGTACCCGCGCCGGTCTCCTGTCCCTAGGCCAAAGTTGGGGACCACCCCCGAGAGGAGGTCACTGAGACCGTGGAAACCGATACCTAATGGTCAGAGAGGCTCCTGTGCCAGAAGGCGGGGAGGTTACCACCTCGTCACCCGGAACCATCGCAGCTCGCATAACTGTACTACATAAGGGCATACGATGATCTGGCCCCGGGTAGCGACCAACCCTGGCGTGCAGATTACCGGCATTCACTTCAACAGAGCTGAAGCCGCTTCGCTCGGCCTCGCTAAACATCGCGAGCAAAGCCGTCATAAAGTCCATAGCACGCAGGATACCGGGGGCCATGCTCCAGCATGGCTGTTGATCGGAGGCCGATCAACCCGCCTTCGACCTCAGCCACGCGTTGAGCTCCGACCGCAGCGCAAAGTACCGCCCCGCCGGCCTGTAGATCGGCACGCCTTGTTCGTCGGCCAGTCGCCGCGTCGTGTCGACGGACAGCCCTAGCGCCTTGGCGATGGCACCCAGGCCCCAGATCTTCTCAGGTCCGGTCGAGAGGGGATCGGACCGTGATGTATGAAAGGAGGGGAGCGCGGTCATCGGGTCAGCCCCCGCGCGGCGGTGACACTTGTGACACTTTTCGCCATATCGGACGTATGGCGCGCGAGCGCGCACACAGGCGCGCGCATATGCATGACGGGTGATATGGGAGAGAGTGTCACAAGTGTCACCTTACCTAAGCCGGAAGCCAAGGAAGCCACGCTGCCCACCACGACGACAGTCCTGAAAACTGCGCTCCTTCATAGCCTTAGTCAGAGTGTGTGAAGTCCAGGGCTGTAGCCCTTGTGCGTCGCACCATTGCTTGAACCGCAGCAAGAGGTCGCTGTTCTGGACCCAGGCCCCAGGACTCTCGACTGTCTCGTCCGCGAGGAACTGCCCCAAGGTGTCCTCGCCATCAAGGTAGTCGCGGGACGCAGCCGCTACCCGATCAGGGACAGCCAGGCCCATGCGCTGCCACTGGAGCGCGCCCTCGATGGCCCAGGACAGGATCTGCCCTGCCTCGGCCTGGAGCTTGTCGAAAAGGTGGGGGTCGCGATCCTTCTCGGGGATGGTCACGGTGAAGGGCACCAGCACCACGCGAGCCCGGAGCGCCTCGTCCACGCCCTTGAACGAGGGCATCGTGTTCCCGGCGATCATCAGCGTGAACTGAGGCGTGTAGTCGAAGAAGTCGCCCCGCATGAAGCGCGCCGTGACCACGTCACCGCCGGTGAGGTCCTTGATCGCGGACTCGTCCCAGCTCTTGCCCTTGGGCAGTTCGGAGCCGACGACGAGGCGCGCGCCCTGGAGGCCGGCCAAGTCGGTCGGGTGCTTCTCGCCATGGGTGTTGAGGAAGGTAGTCGCGTGGGCTCGGCGGGCGTACTCGTTGAGGATGTGAACGAGTATGTTCAGGAACACCGATTTCCCGTTGCGACCCGTGCCGTAGAAGAACAGGAGCTTGTGCTCGCGTGTCTCCCCCGTGAGGGCATAACCGGCCGCCCGCTGCACGAAGTCGATCAGTTCGCGGTCCCCGTCGAAGATCTCGTGGAGGAACTCGATCCACCGCGTGGGCTGGCCTTTAGCCGGAGCCACCGACGTAAGACGGGTAATCATGTCTTCGCGCTTGGCTAGGCGCAGTTCCCCCGTCTTAAGGTCGACCGTGCCGCCTGGAGTGCCCAAGAGCCAGGAGTTGGCGTCGAAAGCCGTAGGGGCCGCCACGCTCGCCGAGTTGGACCGGGCAAGGCCGGTGACCGCAGCGACGGTGTTGGCGCTCCTGAGCGTGCGGGCTTCGCTCTTGACCCAGCCTTCGAGACGCTGCGCTTCCCTGGGGTCGAGGCCCTCAGCCTTCTTCTCGGCCCACTTGGTGATGTCCTCGGCCCGCTTGCGCAGATAGGCCCGGGCGCGCGTCATGTGCTGGAGGGCTTGGTCGCGGGTCCAGCGATGGCCGTCCCAGAATAGCCACTGTCCCCACATGGCGACGTGCTTAGCGTTCTCGTCCCAGGACCGCTCGCCAAGGTCGCGGGCCAGCGCATCGTGCGAGAGGTCGACCTCGTCGTCTTGGCCGATAGACGCGGACGGTCCGCCCGACTGCTTAAGGAGGTGCAGCACCGTGCCCAAGCCCACGCTGCCATCGGGCTTGGCGGAGTCCCAGACGCGATCTGCCTCATCCGGAACTTGGTCCCCGACATAGCGGCCGGAGAAGGCCAGCCAGCCATCCCGAGCCACGTCGCCCAGGTTGCCCTTGAGCCCTAGGCAGAGCCGCACCCAGTCCTCGCGGCCCAAGGTGTTCTGCGCGGCCTCAAGGGCGGTGAGGACCTTGGCTCGGTCCTGCGCCGACGCGGTGCCCTGGGTCGGCTTGGTGGCTCGGGCGGCCTTGCGAGGCACCCAGAGCGGGGCGGGCGCCGGCTCTTCATCATTGTCAAAGCGATACCCCCCGCCCTCAAACTGAGAGGGTTCGAGGAGGATGTACCCCTTGTGCTTGACGTCCACGCCCGCGCAGCCGGCGATCTCGTCCCTGAACTCTTCGCCGGGCGCCGCGCGGAAGATGTAATGGATACCCCCGCGGGCGGACCGCTGCATCAGGGTATCAGGGAGGTCGAGCCCTTCCGAGAAGGGGCCCCACTGGCACTCGGGCTTGTAGAGGTCCGCGTCCACTGCGACCAAGCCGGACGCGGCGAGGTACAGTCCGATGTTGGCATCCGGGTAGCGCATCCACCACCTGCGGACCTGCGCCGGGTCGCTCGATGCCTCCAAGTGCCCGTGCGCGAGGAGGTGCGTGCCGCGCTTCCCTTTGGGATGCGATGGGTCCGGCACCTTCTCGCCCTTGTGGTTCGGCTCGATCGGGAACACGTGCCAGCCACGGGCGGCATAGTCGAGGGCCGCCTGGCCTAGGGCGGAGAGGATCAAGGTGTGGTCGTTCACTGCACACCCCCGAGCTTCTCAAAGATCGAGCGCAGCCACTTCGCCTGCTTGGGCGTCGGCTCGCGGTAGCGGCGGAGGTTGCGCACCATGTCGAGGACGAAGTTCATGTCCTTCGTCGACAGCGTCCCGGCTTGGGGGCAGAGCGCGCACCAGTTCGCGATTTCCAGCCAGGTCCTCGGGCGCTTGGTCTCGGCCCGTGCTCGAACAGGCGGGGACAGCGCGGGCGTGAGGGCGGAGGTAAAGTCGTGCCAGTCGAGGCCGCTCGCCCGCAGCGTCCGGTCAATCGCACGCGCGGTTGCGACGACCTCACCATCATGGACAGTCCCCAGCCGTGGGATCAGCTTGGCGATCTTCTGGGCCACCGGAGCGGGTAAGGCCATGTCAACCTCACCCGCCGGCCGTGTTGCAGAGCGGCTTGCCCAGCTTCGCGATTGCCCAGGAGTCGAGGGCAGTCCGCGGGTAGAGCACGGCCCGGCCGAACTTCTGGAACTGCGGGCCGCCGCCGACCGACCGCAGCTTGTTCAGCGTGGCTTGGGCGACGGGGACGCCGTGCGCCTCGAGGAGGTACTCGACGGCCTCGGGTGGGTTGAACCGCTGCTTGCGAAAGCGGGGCGCCAGGCAAGCCGGGGCTGTTCCCTCCAAGGAGGGTTTCAGAGTCTCAGTCATGTCTTGCTCCTCTGAGCTAGTCGTCAGTCAGGCCTACCGGCCATTCCTCAGTTCTTCCGCGATCCTCTTCAGGCGCGCGGCTTCGTGTTTCTCGTGCAATTCGGACAGGCGACCCTGCTGGTGACGCATCTCCTTGGCCGACGACCAAGGCCACGGCCACGGATGGGCATTGTTGTTCAGGTCGTATTCCGTCTGCCAGCGTTCGAGGGTTTCGAGCTCCTCACTCTCCTCTTTCGTGAGCCCGGCGCGGACTTGGTTGCCCTCCGCGTCGGTGCTCCAAACGCGGAGGAAGTCCTCCTCTTTCCTGATGAGGGCGGCCTTGTCCTCTTCGCTGAGCTTGACGATCTCCGGCGCAGGGTACCGCTGCGCGATCTTCACCCTCTCCTCGAACGGAAGCAGAGGGGACGAGGTACCTACCGGTAGACCATAGGCGCGGCGCTTCATCTTGCGCACGGCTAGGGTAAGGTTCACGTCAAGAAGGGTGTCCGCGTTCGCCAAGTGGTAGTGTGCGCGCTCTTGCTCCTCTTCGTCCGCACCCCAGCCGATCACACGGACTGTCTTCTTGTCCGCCTCGATCACTGACACCGGATCGAGGTCATATCCGGCCGGCTCACCAGTCTTGGTATCGCCGGGCCTGAACTGGCTCATGGCTTCTAAGGGAGTGGGCTCGGGACTTTTGAGGAAGACCCAGCGGCCGTTCACGATCAGTAGATGCTCGTCGAAGCGGGGCAGCGCCTCGGCTCTATAGTTCTCGTAGGCGTAGAGGCCGAGTGGGTCGATCTCGCCCGAGTACACCGGCAGCCGAGTGAGCGACTTCAGTTCGAGGTTTGGCCGGCCGTACTCCGAGAGGTCCACGACCATGATGTCGCGGTTATCCGGGGTAAACTCGTAGTGCTCCACCTCGATGATGTCGCCGGGGCCCGGGCTGCGAAGGTCGGCGCGGTAGCAGGGGAAAACGAAGCGTTCCCACAGGTGGGCCGATACGATGTCAGACGGAAGCCAGTTGCCTCTCGGATCCACCAACATCATGGACCGGACACCGTCGAAGGGCCGCTTCCAATCGACCACATCCGTAGGACCGGACGCGATCACGGGCGTGGCCGCGATGACGTTGGCTGCCGCTTCGAAGGTTAGGCCCCCTTCGCTGAGCGCGTGGATGATCGGTACGGCATTGCGCACCTGCGGGTGAATGCGCCGGATGTGTCGGCTCCCGCGGCCACCGCCGGAGACGCCACCACGCAAGTACGGCAGGTTGAGCACGAGGCCGACGGCGCGCGGAGCCATGCCGGTCCACTCAGCCAGTTCGGCATCGCTGATCCGCCCAGTGTGCCAGTTAATGACCTTATCTCGATCAAGCACGTGCAGCCCTCTTGTTCTTCAAACACACTAGCACGCAATTCGGACCACTCAAGCTTAAACACACCTGAGCGCAGTTTGAAATTTTCCTCGCTTTGCTGAACGTTGCTGGGAAAGGCACCCGGCTCTTTCGCGGGCGCCTCAGCGACGTCACACCACTCTCGTGAACAAGCACCGTGGCAGCTTGCCAAAGTCCCGCCCCGCGAGGGTCGCGCACTCTAGGGTCAGCGCGTCGTCCAAGCCGAAGCATCCCTCCCCCGAGTTCACCAGCACCTTGATCGCGCGGTCCCGCAGGTCGGACGGGCGCTCGGCCAGAATGGCATCCGAGATGCGGTGGCGTTCGGGGTCTAGCGCGTCAGCCACCTCGTCGGGCACATCGCTGGACGCCTCCATGATCGCTTCCCACTAGCGAAACAGGCGCATGATCCGGGTCTCCGGCTGGATCGGCTCAGGCTCGCCCACCACGTCGAAGGCAGGAACGCCGGCCATGGCAGCGACGGGGGTGACGGTCAGCAGGGCGGCACCTTGCAGGAGCGAGCGGCGGGAGGTCAGGGGCGCGCTCATTGGCCGATCCTCGCCAGTCCGAGGAGGATGGTGTCGAGGATGTCGAACGGCAGGCCGTCCAACGTGGTCGAGTCGAGGGTGCCGGTGTTGTAGTCCTCCTTGATGTACTGGATCTGCGCCATGAGCCCCGCCGGCGAGGTCGCGACCGTTTCGCGGATCTGCTCGCCCAGGGCCTCGCGGGCCTCCCACAGGGTTTGCGCCTCGGGGGTCTCCTCCTCGGCGACCAGCCAAGCCGCGCGATTGCGCTGGAACTCCGCCAGCAGGTCCGGCAGCGGGTCAGGCTCGCGCACAGCCGCCAGAGCCGGCAGAGGTAATAAGGGCAGCGCTAGGGCCGAAGCGGCGCCCAGGAGCGCGCGGCGGGTGACAGCGGGCAAAGCGGGGTCGTGCCCCGGTGCGGGGTTGTATTCCATTGTCCGGCTCTCCAGATGTGCTATTGATGCGTAGGGATCAATATGCACACTGATCCTTAAGGATCAAGGGGCAACATGACGGGAAATCAGCTTCAAGCCGCGCGAGTTCTCCTAGGCTGGTCCCAGGCCGATCTCGCGCGCGCTTCAGGCCTATCGATCCCCACGGTCAAGCGAGCCGAGGGCAACAGCGCGATCGGTGCATCGGCGCAGGCCACTGCCACGATGCGAAGGGCTCTCGAGCAAGCCGGCGTTGAGTTTCTGGACGTCAGGGGCGTCCGACTGCGTGAGGCAGTGCCGGAACCCGAACCTGAACCTGAAGCTCAGGTTGAGGAAGACCTGGAGGAACGGGACCTTTTCATCTGACCCGGTCCCGACCGTTTCAGCCTCCGGCCCGCCGCTCCGGAAACCGCACCACCCTGCCCTTCTCGACTTGGCCAGCCAGCGCGGCCGCGATCCTAGCAGACACGTCGTCCGCAGCGGAGAGCAGGGCGCTGTCCGGCAGGTGGGTGTATCGCGCCGTGACGCCCCGCACGGCATGGCCCAGCAGCCCGGCGATCGTCAACTCGGAGTAACCCATCTCTGCCGCCATCGAGGCGAAGCTATGGCGCAGTACGTGGATGGTGACGCCCTTCAGTTCCGCCCGGCGGCAGAGGCGCTCCAAGACCTTTGGCAGCCCGACGAAGTGCTTCTTGCCGCGCGCACCCGGGAAGGCCCAGCCGTTCCGATGCGGACTTAGCTCGATCGCAGCGAAGGCCGCGGCCCCGATCGGGCGAACCTGGGGCCCGCTCTTT